GGATGTCTTCGCGGCCGACAACGTGCTGACCGAGTACCGCAAGGGCGACCGCAAGATGGCGGCCTTTGTGTCTGAGCGCATCGGGGACATCCCCATGGATCGCATCGGCTATGAGATCCACGAGCTCCAGCCGGCGTTCATCGGCACCTCCCGCCTGCTGACCACGGACGAGCTGAAGAAGCGCGGTTTCGGTGAGGCGCTCTACGCCAACTCCACCCCCGCCCAGCGGGCTGCTCGGCTCCAGCGGGATGACATGAAGGACATGGATCTGCGCATCCGCCGCCGCGAGGAGTGGATGGCCGTACAGACCCTGATCCACAATGCCTGCACAATGCAGGAGTATGTGGACGACAAAACTAAGGGCGATAAGCGTCATGTCCAGTTCTACGAGGGAACTGCCAGCGATCACATCTATACAGTGGCAAAGCCCTGGGACAATTTTGCGGAGATGCGGGCAGATGTCATTGCTATGTGTCGGATGCTCTCTTATCGGGGCCTTCCTGTGACTGACCTGCTCCTGGGTACCGACACGGCGGACGCTATTTTGGAGTTCAAGGATTTGCGGGAGCTGCTGGACAAGAACAGCGGCATTGCAATCGGTTCCATCCGGGAACAGCTCTCCGCCTATGCCGGCGTTGTGCTGCTGGGCACCCTCAACTTCGGCGGTTTCCAGCTGAATCTGATTTCTGTGGACGAGAGCTACATGGATGACGACGGCGCCACCAAGCCCTACTTCCCGAAGACCAGCGCCGCAGTGACGACCCCCGGATGCGGCCACTTTATGTATGGGCAGATTACGCAGATCGACTACGGCGGCACTGTACCCGTAACGCACCCCGGTATCCGGGTACCAAAGTTCACCATCGACCAGGACAAGGACATTCGGAAGCTCCGCCTGGCGTCCCGTCCCCTGGCCGCGCCCAAGAACTACTGCCCGTGCATCTATGCGGAAGGAGTGGTGAAGTAGGATGGCAATCATCAAGATTTTGCAGGGCGCCTACGGTTCCAGGGATGGAAAAGGGCGTGTACATCCCATCTTCAAGGGAGAGCGGGTTGAGGTTTCGGATCAGGAGGCGCTGCGTCTGGTAAAGCTGGGCGTTGCGGAGATTGTTGGCCCGGCGTCTCCCGCTGTCGCGCCCCAGACGGCCCCCGACCCGGAGCGGATGCCCCAGGATACCGCCGGGGAGGAAACGCCCTCTGGAGCCACGACAGCCCCCACAGGCGAGCCGTCCGACAGCATGAGCGTAGCTGCCCTGGAACGCATGACGAAAGCGGACCTGGAGCAGATGGCCCAGGACATGGGCGTGGACATCTCCAGCGCGAAGAACAACCGGGAGCGCGCCGAGCTGATCGCCGCCGCCGAGGCGGAGGAGGCCGGCGATGGTGCTCCGGAGCTGGAGGCTGAGGATATCGTCCGATGAGCGGCTTCAAGGATATGGTGAACCGGGATATCCACAAAGTATTCCTGAATGTGGATGAGTTTGCCGAGCGGCGCACCGTCAAATACGATGGTGAGACCTATGACGGTCTGGAGCACGAGGGGATTCCTGTTGTGCTGATCGGCCCGGTTGACAAGGAGCGGGAGCAGCTGAAGGACGATCATGTCCAGGGCTTGCATCTGGTGACCCATACGCTCTACTGTGCGCTGGAGGATCTGGGCGGCAAACTCCCGAAGCAGGGGAAGAGCATCCAGATCAATACCCGCGAGGGCGGGAAATTCTTCAGAAAATACTACATTGCAGCGTCCGCACTTGAAGTCGGAATGCTGCACGTGGAACTGGAGGAGATGGACGATTGAGCTTCGGTGAGAATGATATCAGCCGGGAGGCCCGTGTACATATTGGCGATGGCCAGTATGAAAGCCCGTCCAGCGGTTCCTATGGCATCCAGGTCACAGCAGCCGGGCAGGAGGCGCTGGAGCGGGCGGAAAGAATGCTGGAAGGTATCCCCAACGGCATTCAGAAGGCGCTCAACAGCGCCATTAACCGGGCCACGGTCCACCTGCGGTCCGTCAGCACGAAGAAGGTCCGGGAACGGTACGCTATCTCGGCAGCCAATGTCCGCGCAGAAGAAAATGTATCTGTGGCGTACACCTATCAGAACGGTGTGCAGGCATATATCCATTTTTCCGGGAAGAGAATCCCGCTCTTCCGATTCGACGGCGCACGACCAGCCCAGCCCACCTACGATGAGAGCCGTTTGGTCCCGGTGATGCTCGGCCTCTACGCCAACGATGAAGGAAAATGGCGGCTCGTGCATCCTGGCGCCTCCGCATACGGGCATGTGCTGAAAAGCACCTCCCCGCGCCAGTTCCAATTCGCCTTTGTCGCCAAAATGGGCAACGGCCACACTGGGATTTTCGAGCGGACCGGCGGCATGACCAGCCGCAGCAAGGATGAACTTGAAGAGCTCTATGGTCCCTCCGTGCCGCAGATGCTGGGGAATCAGGAGGTTGCGGAGAAACTGACGGACGAGGCCATGAAATCCTTTGAAAAGAATCTGGATCAGTATGTGTACGCCCTGCTGAATGGCTATATAGGCGTGAGGTGACAGGATGACAGCCGTAAATTTGTTAGAGAGCATCAAGACGTTCACAATAGAGTCTACAAAGGATCTCATTATGCCGGTGAAGCCATCAGAGGAGGTAGAAGAGCCGGAGCCACGGGCGGTTGGCGTCTACATTGGACACCTGCCGGAATTCAGTTCCGTCAAGCGCAAGGCGCCATGCATTCTGCATCAGATCGTCACCCGAAAGGATATACAGCATCCGGGAGAGCCTTTCCCGGACACTGCCGCTGTGGTGCGGTCAGCCTTCTGCGTCTACAACGAAGATGAAGAAGAGGGCGGTTTGATGCTGCTTGGCTTGATGGAGCGGCTGCGGATCGCACTGCTGAAAAAAGTAGTGCTGAACAAGCAGTTTAAGCTGGATCTGCAAGCAGGTCTGGAGTCTCTCGTCTATGATTCTACCGGCAGCAAGCCCACACATCCGTACTACTTAGGAGAGATGGTTTCCGTTTGGCGATTCTTCCACACAATTGAAAGAGAGGTCAACTATGGTAAAAAAGGATACAGCAACATTAGAGAATCCGGCCCAGGACCCGGCTGTGACCGGCTTGGCCCAGGAGCAGCCCACGGCCAGTACGGCATCGGCCTCGGAACCGGCGGCTCAGAAGAATGACGTGAAGGCTGGAGGCCCGCCCTCCGGCTTTTATATTTACATCGGCCCGACAATTCCCGGTCTGATTCAGGCCAACACCATCTATCGCGGCAGTCGGGAACACGCTCTGACTGATGCGAAAGAGGCTATTGAGAAGTACCCGCTAATCAAGACGCTGATTGTCCCCGGCGATTATCTGCCGGTGGCGCGGCTGAGGATCAAGACCACAGGCAATGCCCTGCACGCCAACTATGTGAAGTTGGTCGAACAGGTAAAGGACGTAAGAAGAAGGGAGGCCGCGGCAAATGGCTAATCTCGGCATCCATGTGCTGGAACAGGCTACAGCGGTCAGTATCCCCGTTGTGGCCGATTCCGGCCTGCCGTATGTGACCGGGGTGGCCCCCATCCATATGGCAACCAAGCCTGGCAAGGTCAACACACCCATCCTCTGCACCAGCTGGGATGAGGCGGTGGCAAAGCTGGGCTTTTCCTATGACTGGAAAAAATATCCCATCTGCGAGTTCATCTATTCGCACTTCCAGTTGTTCGGCTGCCAGCCGGTGATCTTCTGCAACGTCATGGACCCTGACAAGATGAAAGCTGATGTCGAGGCCAAGGAATACACTGTGGAGGATCACATGGTCCGCCTGCCGCTGGCCGCGATGAGCGACACAGTCAAGGTCACCATGAAAACAGCCAACAGCGCCAACGAAGGCAGCGAAGGCGGTGATACCAGCGCCGGCAGCGGCACCAGTGGAGAAGCTACGCTCGAAGTGGACGAGGATTACAGCGTCTACTACGACTACAAGACGGATTCCTGCGTTGTGGAACTGCTGGAGACCGGCGCGTCCTATGATGTTGAGGCGATTTCCATTTCCTACACAGAGGTCAAGCCTGAAAAGGTTGCTCTGGTGGATATCGTGGAAGGTGTCACCCACGTTGATGACTGTATGACCGCTGTTGGGAAGATCCCCGATACCCTCTGCACCCCGGCATGGTCCCACAATACGGTCGTTGCGGCGATTATGGCGACAAAGTCGGCTGGCATTATGGGCCTGTTCCACGGCAAATGCCTGATCGATGCCGATTGCAGCAAGACAGGTGTCCGCGACTACTCGGAGCTGGCCGGGTATAAGAACAAAAACAATTTCGTGGACGAGAACCAGATCGTGTGCTGGCCCCAGGTCAAGCTGGGCGATTATCAGTTCCATCTGTCCACGCAGCTGGCTGGCCTGATGGCGAAGGTGGACACGCTGAACGCTGGCTGTCCCTATGAGAGTCCCAGTAATAAGGCTCTGAAAATGGATACCTGCTGCCTGGAGGACGGCACGGAGGTCAATCTCAACTGGCCCCAGGTCAACATTGTGGCCGGCGACTATGGCGTGGTCACGGCGGTCAATTTCCTGGTCGGCGGCTGGGTGGCCAAGGGCAACTATACGGCCTGCTATCCCGGCAACACGGATGTCAAGGACATATTTATCCCTGTCTCTCGGATGTTCGACTGGGTGGGCAACACCCTGATTCGGACCTTCTGGAGCAAGCTGGACAAGCCCATGAACCGGCGGCTGATCGACTCCATCCTGGACACCTGCAATATCTGGCTGGCCGGGCTGGTTGGCACAGAGCGGCTGCTGGGCGCCAGGGCGGAGATGCTGGAGAGCGAAAACAATCTCCTGGACCTGATGGCGGGCATCATCCGTATCCACATCTACATCACGCCGCCCAGCCCAATGCAGCAGTGCGACTTCACCCTCGAATATGATACGAGCTATGTGGAGTCGGCTCTGGCGGCGTAAGAAGGAGAGGTGCAGAACATGACAAGATATCCATCCGCGACAATCAGCTTTCGGGTATACGAAGACAGCGTCAACGAAGTGGGACTGGCCAAAGCAACCCTGCCGGATATTGCTTATAAAGCCGTTACTATTACAGGCTCCGGCATGATGGGCGACATTGAGGTGCCGCTGATCGGAATGCTGGAGAACATGGAATTGGGGCTTGATTTCCTTGGGCATACCGATCCTGGGACATTTCCGATGCTGATGGAACCCAGGAAGCACCTGATCGAACTGCGGGTAGCGGAGGAGTACTGGGATGTTGAGGACGCTGAAGTCGGACTCTGGGGAATCAAGCACGTGCTGGTCGCCCGGCCCAAACTTCTGAAACCGGGCGGACTGATTCCCGCCACCGCTGCCGATTCCTCCGGTACCTTTACCGTGTACGCCTACAAAGCCTACCGGGACGGCAAGGAGCTGTGGGATCTGGATAAGCGCAATATGCGCTGCGTCATCAACGGCAAGGACTGGATGGCCGATGTCCGCAAGGCCCTGGGGTACAACTAAAAATTGAACACCCGGTGCAGAATGCGTCGGGTGTTCATGCAAACGCTATTGGACTCCAAGACGTTCTTTCAGAGCCTCCTGGAGAATTTGGGAGAAGTTTACGCCGGCCTGCATCGCTTGGTCGTTAAGCCAACTGGGAATGGAAAGCGTCTTTTGTCAATAGAGACACGTAAAAATACGTATAATTTTGAAAGGAGCACAACTATGACTAACGAAAAGAAAACCACAACTCTTGAGGACACTGTTGAACAGGCGGAGCGGTTAGAGGCCGAGGCCCTTGCCGAAGAGGATGCCGGGATCTACACCCATATCCTCACGACGCCCCTCACCTACGAGGGTATCACCTACAAGAAGCTGACCTTCAACTGGAATTCCCTCAGCGGACGGGACAGCGTTGCCATTGAGCGCGACCTGCTCCGGCGCGGCATCACCACCGTGATGGCCGAGTTCACGCCGGAGTACCTGACGGCTATGGCGGCGCGTGCCTGTACCTACCGCAGCGAGGAGGATTTCCGTACCGTCAAGGCGGAGACGCTCTATGCCTTGACGCTACGGGATTTCAGGCAGATATGCGGTGCAGCTCGGCGTTTTTTAATGCGCTCGGAGTCAAAGCCGGAGACGGAGGCAGATGGCTCCGGGAACAATGCCTGATTCTCGCGAATGAGAGAAACACCCCCGTAACAGATTGGCTTTCCATGCCCATGGCAGAGCTGCCGTTGTGGATTCAATCGCACAACAAGCTGGTGAGAGAAGAAAACCGGCGCAGAGAGGAGGCGGCCCGTCGTGGCAGGTAAAGTACATACCATGGATTTCGTGCTGAACGCTGCTTTGAACGGTAATTTCAAAGGAACCTTCAGCCGCGCCCAGCAGGAATTTGTCCGGCTGGGGAAAGAAATCCAAGGGTTGAACCGCCTCCAGTCTGATATCTCATCTTATCAGAAGCAGCAGAAGGCGGTGCAGAACACAGAGGCCAAGCTGCGGAACCTTGAAAAGCAGTACGACCTGATCCAGCAGGAAATCCGGGAAACGAACGGGCCTACTGCCAGTCTGGAGCGGGAGCAGGCGAAGCTGGAGCAGCGCATCAGGGAGACGACCGCCGCCTTTGAGCGTCAGAACCAGAAGCTGAGCGCCACGGAACAGCGGCTGAAGGACGCAAAGGTGGATACCGGCAATCTCTCCGGCGAGAGCCAGCGTCTGGCGGCTCAGATGCAGGAGCTGGCGCGGCAGCAGGAAAACGCCGCCAAAGGCGCACAGTCCTTCGGCGGATCGGTGCAGGACGCTTTCTCGGCGGCGCAGCAGGCCCTTGCCTCCGCCGGAATTGCCACAGGGCTCCACGAAATCTATGAAGCCTATGCAGAGTGCGTCACGATTGCGGCGGATTTTGAGTCGTCCATGAGCAACGTGGAGGCCCTCTCCGGCTCCACGGCTCAGGAAATGGCCGAGCTGACCGCAGCGGCAAAGGAGCTGGGCGCGAACACGAAGTACACCGCTCAGCAGGCCGCAGACGCCATGGGATTTATGGGTATGGCGGGCTGGAAGGCCCAGGAGATGCTGGACGGCATGGACGGCGTCATCAACCTGGCCGCAGCCGCCGGGGAGGATCTGGCGCAGGTGTCCGACATTGTCACCGACAATCTGACTGCCTTTGGCCTCACCGCCGCCGACACCGCCCACTTTTCGGACGTGCTGGCGGCGGCGGCCACCAACTCCAACACCAGCGTCAGCATCATGGGCGAGACCTTCAAGCAGTCCGCCAGCATCGCCGGCGCATTGGGGTACAGCATTGAGGACGTGGCTGTAGGCGTGGGCCTGATGGCCAACGCCGGCGTCAAGGGCTCCATCGCCGGTACCGCGCTGAAGAACACTTTCAACGGACTGCTGGAGGGCGTTACCCTGACGGGCGCGGCCTTCGGGGAGTATGAATTCTCCGCCATCAAAGCCAACGGTACGATGAAGGAATTCTCCGATACTGTCGATGAACTGCGCGTCTGCTTTGACCAGATGACCGAGGCGGAGCGGGTAAACAATGCTATGGCTCTGGCCGGACAGCGGGGCTATAACGGCCTGCTGGCGATTCTGAACGCCACTGACGCGGATTATCAGTCCCTGACCAACAGCATTGACAATTGCACCGGCGCGGCCCAGCGCATGGCCGATATCAAGCTGGACAATCTTCGGGGCCAGCTGACCCTGATGGATTCCGCCCTGGAAGCCGTGCGGACCACCATTGGGGAACAGTTCAACCCGGAGCTGCGCCGTCTGGCCGAGACCGGCACGGACCTGCTCGGCTGGGTCAACAGCTTTATCCAGGCGCACCCGGCGATGACAAAGGGCGTCATGACCTTTACCGGGGTCATGGGGACTGCGACCGTTGCCATAACAGGCGTGAACGCGGCGCTGAAGATATTCCAGGCGCTGAATGTCGCGGCCTTGTTTACTGGGCCTGTCGCCGCTGTCCTGGCCGCTGCCGCCGCCGTGGCGGGCGTCACTGCCGCAGTAGTGGGCATGACCACCGCCTTCGATGATGGTATTCCTTCCGTCAAGGAGCTGACCGAAGCCGCCTCTGAGATGCAGGCCACGCTGGAGTCCTCCGCGACGGCCTATGACGATGTGTCCTCCTCCGCGCTGGCCGCCGCCAACGTGGCGGATACCTACATCAACAAGCTGGAGGCAATGGGCGACTCCGCCAAGCTCTCCGCAGACGGACAGCAGCAGTACCAGAACACGCTGGCCCTGCTGCTGCAGACTGTGCCGTCCCTCTCTGACTGCATCAGCCAGACCACGGACGAGTATGGCCGCACCACCTACGCCCTGGAAACGAACACCACCGCCCTCCGTGACAACGTCGAGGCATGGAAGCAGAACGCTATGGCACAGGCATATCAGGAGCGGCTTACCGCCATGTATGCGGCCCAGGCGGACGTTCTCATTGAGGCGGAGAAAAACAGCGTTGAGCTGACCCGCGCACAGACCGGTCTGGAGCAGGCTGAGGAAAAGCGTTCCGAAACACTGGAGCGGATGAATGATCTGTACCGGCAGATTCGGAATGCTGACGGCAATCCGGAGAAGATCCGGGAGCTGCAATACGAATACAACCAGCTCTCATCGTCCCTGGGGGATGTGGATGTGGAAATCCAGCGTTCCCGCGATGTGATGAGTGTTTATACCCAGGCGCTGGAAGACGGCCAGGAGGCCGTCAATAAGGCCCAGGAGGAGATATCCCTGCTGGAAGAGGCGTTCCGGCAGTCCACAGGCGCGGCGGAGGAGCAGACTCATGCGCTGCCGGAGCTGGACGCCGCGCTGGCTCCCGTTGAAGCCACGCTGTCCAATCTGGCGGCGGCTTACTCCGATACCTACACCGAGGCTTACAACAGCATCAGCGGTCAGTTCGGTCTGTTTGACGAGATGGCGGTGAAGGTTGACACCTCCGTCAGCGATATGATCGCATCCCTGGAATCCCAGATCAGCTACATGGACACCTATTCCGACAACCTGCGGCAAGCGGCGGAGTTGGGCCTGTCGGATGGGCTGCTGGCCCAGCTCAGCGACGGCAGCGCCCAAAGCGCCGCCTATCTGCAGGCTATCGTGAACAGCGGTCAGTCCAAAATCGACGAACTGAACGCCGCCTTTGCCAAAGTCCAGGCGGGCAAGGATTCTTTTTCCGGCACGGTGGCGGAAATCCAGATCGGCCTGGATGACGCTATGGCGGAAATGGATCGGATTGTCCAGGAGGGCGTGGAAGGGATGGACCTGCCGTACGAGGCCCAGGAGAGCGCCCGCAGCACGATTCAGGCGTTTATCGACCAGGCCGAAACCATGCAGCCCTGGGTGCGCAATGCTTATGCGCAGCTGGGGAATGTTGCTGCCAATGCACTGGGGATAAACCTGAAAGCCGTTCCCTATGGCGACAGCGCATGGGCCGCGAACCGCGCTGTCCCGGCTTTCGCGGACGGCACGTCCAACGCGCCGCCTGGCTGGGCCTGGGTGGGGGAAGAAGGCCCGGAGCTGATCCATATGCGGGGCGGCGAAACTGTCCTGCCTGCTGAGGTCTCCCGCCAATTCACCCTTCTGACCGCCTATCAGGACAAAATGTATGCCTATGCCGGCGGCACGGGTAACGCTGCAGCTGAGGCGGCGAGGCTGGTCAACGCCAGCAGTGCGGCCTATGCCGGTTACAGCGAGGCTATCTATAACAACGGCGCTTATGAGGCGGTCAACAGGGCGGATTATACCGCCTGTGCCAGCCCGCCAGAAGCGGCTGTATCTACTGCCAATATGACCGATGCGGCCCCAGCAGCTGGCAGCGGTTCCTCTTCGCCAATCAATGTAGAAATCCATATTCACATTGAGGGCAGCGCCACGCCGGAAACGGTCCAGACGTTGGAGGATTATGTCAGCCGGGGCGAATTGCAGACCGCTGTGCGAGAGGTTATGGAGAGCGTCCAGGCGGACGCCCGAAGGAGGGACTGGTTCTGATGAAGACTTACCGAACTGTGCAGGGCGATATGTGGGACAGCATCGCCTTTACCCAGTTGGGCAGCGAAGCCTATACGGACCGGCTCATGAACCTGAACCGGCAGTACCGGATGTACCACACCTTCCCGGCAGGGATTGTCCTGGTTCTGCCGGAACCTGAAAAGAAAATTCTGGCGACCCTGCCGCCGTGGAAGCGAGGCGCAAAGTGAGCGACTATAAGAATACCCGCCGGACGGAGGCAGAGGTAACTTTTGACGGCGTGGATATCACCAAATCCATCAAGCCCTACCTCTTGTCCATCACCTACACGGACAACGAGGAGGGTGAGACAGACGACCTCCAGATCAAAATCCAGGACCGGGAAGGGGACTGGCTGCAAAGCTGGTTGGATCAGGTCATTGATGCGGCGGCTGGCGCGGGGCTAAAGTTCAGCGCGGCCTTCACCCAGAAGAACTGGGGCAATGACAGCGCTCTCCCCACAGGCGATTTTGAACTGGACAGCGTATCGGCGGCTGGCCCGCCGTCTACCGTCACCATCAAGGGCACATCCCTGTCCTTCAGTGCGCCGATCCGGCAGACCAAGAAGTCCAAGGCATGGGAATCCTACACCCTCTCCGGCATTGCCAACGAGATTGCCGGGGCCAATGGCCTGAGCTGTATGTTTGAATCTGCCAATGATCCCTTCTACGAGCGCGTGGAGCAGCGGAAGACCAGCGACAGCGCGTTTCTGGCCAAGCTGTGCAAGGACGCCGGGATCTCTCTCAAGGCCACGGACGGCCAACTGGTGCTGTTCGATCAGTCCAAGTACGAGGCCCAGCCCCCTGTGAGGACCATCAAGCGCGGGAAGGAGGGCGGGTACATCAGCTACTCGCTCAGCGTGGGATCGGCAGACCAGCAGTACAGTTCCTGCCGCGTCAGCTACACGGACCCCGGCAGCGGGAAGTGCATCGAAGGAACCTATTCGGATGATTCTGAGAAGACCGGGCAGTGCCTGGAGGTTTCGGCAAAGGTGGCGAACGCCGGCGAGGCAAAGGCTTTAGCCGAAAAGCGGCTGCGGCTGCACAATAAGCTGACCCGGCTGGTGACGTTCACTTTCCCCGGCACTCCTGCGCTGGTGGCCGGTGTCACGGTCCAGCTGGAGGACTGGGGCGGCTGGGACGGGAAATACATAGTGAAGCAGGCCGTCCATGCCGTCAGCTCTACCGGCGGATACACCACCAAGATCACGGCGCGGAGGTGCCTGGGAGGATACTGATATGACGGAAGCGGAGAATCGGGAAAATCTGGTCAGCCAGGCCCTAGATGGTCTGGTGCGTGTTGGTACTGTAACTGACCGGCAGATGGACAAGCGGCTGGTGCGCGTGTGGTTTGATGATGATGCCATGTCCTCTGGCTGGCTGCCGGTCGTCATCAGCCAGGATGTAAGCCCGGACCATGATTACGATGACCCACAGTGGACAGAGTTTGAATCAGAATGGAAGGGGTCTCGTGCTGGTGAAAAAGATTATGTAGACCATCGACACACAATCAATCGGAAGCCCTATATGCCGAAGGTTGGCGATCAGGTGCTGGTGGTCTATCTACCTGTCTGGAATGCAGACGGATTTGTGATCGGAGGGATAATGCCGTGGCGGTGATTGGATATTTGGGTACCAGTGCCGAGGAGGGATTGATCTTTGAGGTATCTTCTGAAACGCTGGAGACCATCAACAACATGAATTGGTCCGGTTCTGCCCGATACGCAGTCCACCAGCGGCACAATACCCATGCTCTCACAGAGTTTGTTGGACTGGACCCGGACAAAATTACCTTTGACATCACGTTCCTGGCCCAGCTGGGTGTAGAGCCCATGAAGGAAATCGTGAAGCTGTGGAAATACAACCGCGAGGGGACAGCCCTGCAGCTGGTCCTCGGTGAGCACGGCTACGGAAAGTACCGATGGACCATTACATCAATTAAGGAAAAAACCAAGTACAGCGATGTGCATGGCAACATTTACTGCGCCGATGTATCTGTCAGCTTGCAGGAGTATCTGAGCAAGGATTTTTAGGAGGCGAGGATAGGTGAGCTATACGGTAAGAGCAACAGACCTGAAAAACATCCGCTTCAATGACCCGGAGCTGGTCACCTCCGTGCTGCAGAATATCGCCGTCATTCTGGCCACCCCAAAAGGCAGTGTGCCGCAATATCGGGAATTCGGCCTGTCCGCAACCATGCTGGATAAACCGACGCCTGTTGCGAAGATGATGATGCGGGCCGAAGTCCGCGAGGCAATTGAGCGGTGGGAGCTGCGGGCGCGGTTTGTCAGTATGACATTCGAGGAGCGGATAACGCAGCCCGGAACACTCTGGCCAACGGTGGAGGTGGAAATCATTGGAGACCAAAGAGATTAAGAGGAACCCCGCATATCAGTTTGTATCCACCGATACCAACGGGATCATTTCTGATCTGATAGAAGGGTACGAGCTGATTATGAAAAGCGCCGTCCGGCCAGCCAGTCCGGAGATGCAGCTGATCCGCTGGGTAGCCCACATCATCATCCAGGAGCGGATGCTGAATAACTGGACCGGCAACCAGAACATCCCCAGCCGTGCGGACGGAGAAAACCTGGACGCCCTGGCGGAGCTGACCTACATCCAGTCCCGCCCGCCGGCGAAACCTGCGGCCTGCAAAATGCGGTTCGAAATTTCCCAGCCGCAGGAGCAGGCTATTTTGATCCCTGCCGGTACCCGCGTGACCGATTCGAGCAACACGCTGGTCTGGGAGACCCTGGAGGACCACTATGTCACTGCTGGGCAGAGCTCCATCGAAGCAGAGGTCAGGTGTCAGACGCCGGGGATCGTGGGGAATGGCTATGCCGCCGGGCAGATCAACACCCTGGTGGATGTCTATGAATATTATTCCAAATGCACCAATACCAACGTTTCGGATGGCGGTTCCGACGTGCCGACAGATGAGGAGTATTACGAGCTTATGAGAGCATCTATGGACGCCTACAGCTGCGCTGGCGCACGCGGCGCATACATCTACTGGGCCATGCAGGTAAGCACGGAAATTGCGGACGTCGCCGCCAGCTCCCCCACGCCCGGCGTTGTCAAAATATACGTCCTGATGGACGATGGCACGTTGGCCACGGAGGAAATCAAGAGCAAGGTGCTGGCCGCCTGCAGCGCGGACGAGCGCCGGCCCCTGACGGACCTGGTGACTGTGGAGGACGCAGAGCTGGTCCCCTATGATATCCAATTTACCTACTACACCAACCGCAGCAGCAACCAGAGCGGTGCGGAAATCGCGGCGGCGGTGCAGGCTGCGGTGGACAAGTACATCGCATGGCAGTGCGGGAAGCTGGGCCGGGATATCAACCCCTCCAAGCTCATCAGCCTGCTCATGCAGACCGGCGTCAAGCGGGTGGATCTGGCCTCT